CTCCCGCAGTGCTTGAATGCTCATTTTTTACCTTTCATGAGTCAGAAATAAAAAAGCCGCCAAATTGGCGGCTTCGTTTCTCACGCGGGACGCGTTAGATTCTTTGGGCTTGCGCCATCAGGCGCAGTCGATTCCGGTTGTGCAGCAATTGCGCCGAAACCTGTTCGTTAAGGTCCGGTTCCTGCGGCGGTTCTTCGATCTTCGGGGCGTTGTCATAGGCGCTCAGATTCCATTGCGCATTTTTTTCGCCCTTCGTGTTCGGGTCGATGGCGTCAATAAATCCGGCATCCTGCGCTTCCTGCGCCGTGAACCACGTTTCAGCGTCCATCCAGGCTTTGATTTGCTCCGCGCTGGCCCCGGTTTTCTTCGCGTAGTCCGCCGCAATCGTCCCGTCGATCTTTTCCAGCAATGCGGCAGTCGAAAGCAATTCCGAAGCATTGCCCATTGCGAGGGTCCAACTGTTGTGGACCATGAAAAGCCCGCCGTCAGTCATGCGAACCTCATTTGCCGACAGGGCGAGATACGTTGCAGCCGACGCCGCGACGCCATCGATATGCGCGATCACGTCGCCCTCATAGCCAACAATTGCCGCCGCCATCGCGCGCGCTTCAAATACGTCACCGCCGGGCGAATTGATATGCAAATGCACCGTCTGCCCGCCAGAGTCGGCCAGCGCGGCAACAAGCATGTTTGCGCTTGCGCCCCAATAGCTATCGATCACGTCATAAACGTAAATGTGCGTGCCGTCGTCCTGCGCTTCACTTCGGATCGCTGGCGGCGTTTCGACGTTTGCGTTGTCCCGCAGGAGTTGCATTAGCTTGTTGATTTTCATTTTCGATAGCGCGTTGCGCCTTGAAAGGTTTATCAAAATCGGGGTCAGCAAGCGGTTTCAGGTTTTTGATACGTCGGACCTCGTTGACCGACATATACCCGTCACCCGAACCGGGACCGCCTAACGCCTGTTGGAACACTTCGCCTTGCGCACGGCTATCGCCGCGCAACAGTTCGTCAAGATCGAATTCGAGGAATGGCCCGGCATTGCGGAACAACTTCCGGTTAAGTTCCTCTTCCCAGCGCGTCAAATGCGGCTTGACCGTGTATTTAACGAAGCCAAGCGTGATTTGCTCGATGCCGGTTCCCCATGACGACGTTTTGTCGTTTTCGCCAATCAGGACGGGCGGAACGCCCAGCGCTTGACAAATATCCTCGCGTTCAAAACGGCGGGATTCCAGCAATTGCATGTCAACCGGACTGATGCTCAGCGCCTTAGCTTCGCCGCCCTCCGTCAGCACAAGGGGCAATTTGCGCGATCCGGTCCCGCTGCCATAGGTCGCAACAAAACTTGCGCGCAAAAGGTCTTGTTGGTCCTTGCCCATTTTGTTTGGATAGGCAAGGGCAATTTGTGGCATCGCGCCTTCGCCAATGCTGCGGCCCGTGTAATCCGCCGCCGCCAATGCGTTACCGACGCCCGACCGTGCGGCGTGCTGGATCATGCTCAGGGATCGCATACCATCGAAACCGAAGCCCGAAAAATGGAGCATGTCGTCTTGGTCGACCGTGTACTGTTCCCACGTATTGATGTCCTGCACGTCATAAACGAGCCGGTCCCCGACACGGCGCGTTACGACATAATCGGGATGATGGACTTTGAATCCGATCACGTCGCCGTAATTGCTGCCCTTCCGGCTGCGCAGAATTTCCGTATGCTGGTCCCCGCGCAGGGCGACGCAACGGACAATCCATTCTTTCCAACTTGCCGCCGTCCATGCAGGCGACGGCGATTCGTTCAGCGCCCACCAAAGCGAATCCCGCGCCATTTGTTCGCGGGTTTCTTCGCCGTCGACCGTCGCATATCGGTATTTGTTCAGCGGAAGCTGAATAACCGCGCCTGAAATCTTCGTCAGGCACGCGTAGACCGTCGAAACCTGCATCGCGGTCTTGTCGTTGACCGCGAAACCCGACGGCGACGTAATCGGGCGGAATAGCTCTAGCATTTCGTCGCGATTGGACGAAACGACAATCAGATTGTTCAGGCCCGCGCGTTCCGCTGCACCGGGGCGCGATTTCATCCAATCGGAAAGCACGCGGCTTTCCCGATGCGGTCCCGCCGTCAGGTCGATTAGCTGGTTCATGAGTTGAAATCGATAAACGCTTGTGTATGCTCGTCGCCGCCCAATTCGCCCGCTTCGTGCATGACGCCGACGCCCATTGCAAGGGCAACCATGCCGTCAATCCGGCCCGTCGCTTTGGACTTCGTGAATTTGCGGTTGCCTGCCGGGTCAGAAATCACCGTAGCGTTATGGCTGCACATCGCCAAAACGGGATGATTCCCGTGTCGGAGTTTCCGCGCCAATAGCAGCGCTTCCAGTTCGCGAATTGCGGGCGACATGCTGACGAACCCTTGTCCGAATTCGATAAACCGTTCCAATTCTTCCTCAGTAAAGCCGACCCGTTCCAGCCAGGGCTTTAAGAACTTCATGTTGTAACGGTCGAATGCCAGCGCGCGGACGTTGTAGCGGTCGAACACGCCGCGCAAATACTCGGCCACGAATTCATATTCAATCGATGCGCCGGGCGTCGTCATCAAGCGGCCTTGCTGCGCCCATACGTCGTATGGAACGCGATCAACGCGCGCCTTTTCGGCCAACCCATTTTCAGGAAGCCAGAAAGTAGGGCGCACGCCGAACGTTTCGCCCTGTTTCGACAGCAAAACGAGCGCCGTCAAGTCCGACACGCTCGACAGGTCCAGCCCGCCGAATACTTCCGCGCCCGCGTCGAATTCTTCCGGCTCGCCGCCGTTCTCTGTCCATACGGAGCGCGTTACAAACGGGTTTCGTGCCTCAACACGCTGATTCAGAATCAGGTTACGATAAGCCGCCTCGCGGCTCGGCATACGCTTTGCGTCCGCCGCTTGCCGGAATACCTCATCCCGATTCATGAACTCGTCAAAATGCGGATTGGCGGCGCGGATCGCTTCGGCGCTGAACGGGTCTAGGTCGAGCGGCGCCGTATGCAATTCGACCTTGATACGCGGGTCAGCGCCAGTTAATCCGTCGTCAATCAGCAGGCTTAACAGGTCCGCATCGGTCGGCGCTTGCGTCGAAATCACGATGGAAAGCGGCGCTTCCTGCGCTGCTGACGCGGTTTCCAACGCTTCGTAAAGCTCTGAACGCGGTCCCTTTACCTGCCCCAATTCGTCGTGCACCGTAAAGACCGGGGACAGGCCGTAAGCGGTCGATGCGTCCGCCGACAACGCCCGGTAAAGCGTCCCAAGCTCAGGGCAATACAACTGTTTGGCCGTGTCGCGGACAATCACGTATTGCGACAGGTCCGGCGACATGCGAACGACTTTCGCAGCCAGTGCAAACAGAATTGCGGCCTGTTCGCGCGATTGCGCGGCGCTGTATAGCTGCGAATTTGGCTTTGCCTCGGGTCCGCACAAATGCAGCAGTAAAAGAAACGCGGAAAGTGCCGTTTTAGCGTTCTTCCGCGCCATCGACAGGATAAAAAGGCGCGTCGGCGTGTCGTAAATGCGTTTAATCCAGCGCCGTTGATGCTTGGTCAGCTTGACCGGCTTTCCGACCAAACGGCCCTCTGGAATCCTGCATTGCGCCTCAATCCACGCAATATTGCGTTCGCCGCGCGTCGGCTCGGCGCTTACTCGGTTTCGTGCGGCAGTTCCCAAGGCTTCCGCGCCTTCGGTTTGTTCATCAATGCCCGCGCGACCGTTTGTTGGTCGATGGCTTGGCGCGTGATGCGCAAGCGCGTCGCCAAGCTGGACGCCGCGCGGCCTTCGCGCTCAGCCATCGCCAACAGGCGGTCATAGCGGCGCAAACCGGCATCGTCCGCCAACCAGGCGCGGTCGAAATTCAGGATTTCATCGGCCAGCAAGCGGGCCTGTACGACGTGACGGCAATACTGTTCAATCAGGGGGCCGTGCGTCGGCGTAAAGGCCGATGCCGGTTGGTCGTTGACCAACTCCACCCACACGGCGCGCTCCGCATCACTGATGTGCGCGGGCGCTTCAAGACGCGTTGCCGTGCCGATAGGCGCGTAAGCGATAACTTCCGTTGCCGCCGTCGATTGCTTTCCACGTTGCGCCATAGGTTCTCAACTATGCTTTAATCGTTGAGTGCGATCCGCACTTAACTTCTTTAAGGGGGGATTCAATGAAAAACTTTATTTGCGCATCCATGCTTATGGCATCACTAGCGGGATGCATGACCACGATTGGACACAAATTTGACCCCCAACAGGTAAGCCAACTAAAGCCCGGTTCGTCGACGATTGCACAAGCAACAGCCTTGTTTGGTCCGCCAACTTCAATCAGTACCTTGGAGAACGGCGCGCAAACTCTAGAATGGAGATACGCGGTTGGAAATCGTGAACGCGCTTCCGGCTCGCATCTAATCCTTTTGTTTGATGAATCAGGGAAAATGATCCGCGTTGCAAAAGTTGCACAATTAACGGTTCAAAACTGACGGCTTGAAACCGCCCGGCCCCTGCCGCGCTGCGCCTTTTCGTTGCCTAAAATTATGTTTTCTGGTTACGTTTATGGTTGTCGAGG